CTATTTTAGCATCGTTGCCAAGAATTATTTGATATTCCATAACAACACAAATTATAAACGATTCAATCAACACGTAGATATTTCCGAAACTCCTGGTGAATCATCTGTATGTTTGCAAACTGAAGATGCACATCATAAAAATGTTCAAACACAAGAATTGATGAAATTGCTCATGAATTATTGGGAAAAGAATATTAGTAAGATTTTCAATAAAGAAAAAGATTTAAATATTGCATATGCTGTTATAGAGTTATTTAGAGGTTGTGATAGATTAGAGACATTTAACAAAAAAACATTATATCTCTATATTAGAGAAATTAGTGGATGTAAAACACAACAAGTCACTAAGGTTATTAATAAAATGAAAAGCTATCAGAGCTTCATAATGCAGAACTATCTAAACCGAGGATTTATTTAAAAACAATTAAATTAACTAACCACCTAAGAAATTAGGTGGTTTTTTCTATATATATGATATGGATCTAAATTTTGAGATATACAAGGGAAAATCCTTTTCGGGTCTTTGCAAGGATATTGTAAAGAATTCTGAAAATAAGAAAGATCAAATTGATATAGTGGTTTCTGAACTCAGAGGGTTGATAAAGACTGTTAATGATGCTGTTATTATTGTACCTCTTATTAAAGACTACTTTGATGTTGGAGTTAAGAATGATGAACAACTTATTAAAATAGCAGCAGTTGTACAAAGAATGGTTGCAAAGACTGAAAATACACCTGATGGATTACAAACATTAATTTCTGAAGAAGAACGTAAACAATTGATGGATGAAGTAGTGAAGATAAGTAAAAACACCGAATAAAATGAGTAGCTCTACCAATGTAATGGATATTGTTAGGAACCTTAGCCAACAGGCTAAATCCATGGATCCATCAAATATTCTTTCAGCAAATCCAAACTTTCAATTAGCTGTTGTAGTTGATATTATACTGGATGAAAATCATCCATATATGGGTAAGAATCAAAATGATCCTAATACATATTCATCACCAACAATAAAATATCAACAAGTGCCAGTAAACTACAACACGAATGTTCCATCTCCATCGGATGTTGATTATAGCTATATTGGTAGAGCAAAAATAAGAATACTAAGTTTAGAAAAACAAACAGCTGTTGAAAAATTACCATGGGCCATTCCATTGGATAATACAATAACACAATATCCTTTGATAAATGAACAAGTGATGGTATTAAAAATCGGTGATAGTTACTTTTATACCAAACCACTTAGTAAGTTTAATTTTGTTGGTACAAATGGAGATTTTGTAACTGAAAAGTCCGCGAGTGATACATCAAATAGTGCAATTCCATATTTAAAACCTACAAACAAAGAAAGTTATATTTCACATCCAGTGTTTACTAGTTTGAATCAAACTGGATTTTTTGGAAATTATTTTATTGTCAATCCTTATATTAGATCTGTTAAAAAATACGAGGGTGACACATCAATAGAAAGTAGATTTGGTCAATCTATAAGATTTAGTGCTTATGATGATAATAGATTGATCGATAAGAATATTAAAGATTCGTCTTATGTTCTAGATAAGATTTTATTTAAAAAATCATCCGCTGGTGGATATGGTAACCCAAAAATTACTATTAGAAATAGACAGCGAAATATTTCTAGAGATGTAGATCAATTTGTACATCCAAAGTTACCAAAGATATCAAAAATCAATGGTCAAGAAAAAAATTATGGTGGACAAATTGATGAAGATATAAATCACGATGGTAGTACTATTGAAATATCTAGTGGTGCAACTCAATCCAAATGGAAAACTACAATATATAAAAGTATATTTGGTGTATCTGCGGATAACGAACCAACCGAGGAACAAACCAAATTCAATCCCGATAATTCCACAAAATTTGTAATGCCTGTTCTGACTGGTGACCAAATTGTTATAAACACAGATCGATTGGTGTTGAGTAGTAGATTTGCAGAAACTCTACATTTTAGTAAACAACGTTATGCGGTTGTTACTGATAATGAGTATTCAGTCGATGCCAATGATCAAGTTGTAATAACAACAAATCGATTGACATGTTTAAACTCGCCACAAATATTTCTCGGACAATATGGAGAAACCAACGAGCCAGCGATGTTAGGTCAGACTACGGTTGATTGGTTATATGATTTGTGTAATTGGATGTTGGATCACGTTCATTGGTACCATCATGTACATCCACATCCACATGGTCATGAAGATGCCGGCGCTATCAATCAACAAAATACACTTAATGCTGTGCCGGATCAAACAAATATACCAGTACAACAAATCAAACTACAATTATTAAGAGATAACTTACACAAAACTTTGAGTAGACGAGTATTTTTGACAGGCGGAGGTTATGCTCCTGGAAGTAATGGTGTTAAGCCACCGGGTAGCGGCGCTGAATGTCGTGATCCAGTTAAGATTAATACCGTAACCGGTGAAGGTGTAGTTGGTGATTTCAAAGGTAGAAATCGTCGTGAAGGTCCAGTACAAATCGAATTTGAATTTCAAGATTAATTATGAGCGATTATTATATAGCCTATGAGGAAAATGTAGCTTGGAATGGTAGCGTTTTTAATGCTAATGAATATAGAAGAGCTATAAACTCATTTTATTCAAAAGTTGATCTTGTAAAGCCAAATGCAATAGTGGAGGATGATGCTCCGATCCCAAGTTTTTCTATAAAAAATTTGTCTACGGACACAAATTTTCCTAATGAATTGGGTTTTAATTTAAGTGGAAAATTTTCAACATCGAAACGAGATGAACTTACGGGTCTTTTTAGAGTATTTTTAGTTTTGAGTGGAGATGTTAAAGTCCCAAGAATACTGTCAAACGGCAAAACTTTACGAGTAATTATAGCTGCGGACAATAAAAGTTTAATTTCTGTGGGTAAAACTCCAGGTGAAGCCTTCAATTATGCTTTTAAACAACTAAGAGAATCTTTATTACAAACTTTAGCTGATCAAGTTGGTGGTTCTGGTAAGGGAATTAAAGTGGAACGACAAGATCCATTTACCGATCCAGATCCTGCTTTAGTAGGACCACCTACACAAACGATATCAGGAATTGCCAATAAAGCTCCTGTAGTAGATAATCCCAATATAAAACTTCCGTCCCAAGAAGTAAAGTCGTTAGATCCAAATGTAGCACAACAAGCAGCCTCAAAAGCCCAGGACGCAGCGAGTAGTGCTACATCTCAAGTTAAAAGTGCAGCTGGCGGATTAACATCACGGGTTCAAGGAGCAGCTGGTCAAGCACAAGGTGCATTAGAAGGAGCAGCTGGTCAAGCACAAGGTGCAGTTAGTGGTATTCAAGCATCCGCTGGGGGAGTACTTAGTAATCTTTCATCAGGAGTTAAAGGTGCAATTGGCGGCGTGGCTTTAGGAGCGGGTATTGGAGCTTTAGCCGGTAGAGGAAAAGGCGCACTGATTGGTGCAGTCGCTGGATTGGTTACGGGTGATATAGCTGGTAAAGTATTTGATAAACTCAATCCTAAAGGTATTAAACCAGATGGGCTGGGTAAGGATTGGTCGCCGGATAAGTTTAGTCCTGAATCTATAGCTGGTAATGGTAAATTTGTAAATGCTAAAACAGGTATGGTTGAATCCACGTCCGAATTAGTTAAAGGGTTAAAAAGTGGATTGTTAGGTGGTGCTCTTGCTGCTGGAGTAGGGGCATTAGCCGGAGGCGGTAAAGCAGCATTAATAGGCGGATTGAGTGGTACAGCACTTGGTGCCGGATTATCTGTTGGTGGTGTAACAGGAGCAGCATTAGCCGGGAGTGGATTAGGAGCCGGTATTGGAGGATTAGTAGGTGGAGGAAAAGCAGCTGTTATTGGGGCTCTTTCTGGGGGTACAATAGCCGCGGCTGCTGCTAAATTAGCGAGTATAAAGAATGGTATGCCTAAGCCAAATATACCAAAACCACCTAGTATGCCACGTATCAAGACCATCAAGATACCCAGACCGCCAGATGTAAAAAACGTACAAGCATTATTAAATTTACCTAAATCTCAATTGGGTTAATAATTATATATAATAATATGAAAATAGATATATTAAAAGAATTCATCAAAAAAACAGTGCAACAAGAGGTACGAATCGTAGTACAATCTGAACTTAAACGTCAATTGGCAGAAATATTCTCTAAAGAAGTCATTCAATCCAAGAAAAAATCAGCTGATTCTGATTTAGAACAACAAATTCTAAGCGAATTGGAAACTATGAACGAATCTACTGTTGTTGAGGAACCAGTTAAATCTGTGAAGAAGTTTGTAAAATACAGCAACAACCCAATGTTAAATGAAATTTTAAATCAAACTACAGGTGGGGTACCACAAGAAGGTAGTATGGTTAGTATGATGGGTGGATATGGAGGGGGTACACAAGAAGTTATTACAGAAACCAAAGTACCTGAAAATGCTCCTGAACCCGTTAAAAGTGTTTATAGTGCTATAAATAGAGACTATAGATCGTTAATGAAAGCAGTTAATAATAAACGCGGAAATAAATAAAGTAAAATAAATGGCTACTCCGACAAAATCTATAGGTTTGTCATTACCAATTCAACTTGGTAATCAAGGATACTTTGCCACAAACAAAGATACAATATCCCAAATAGCATCAAATATCCAAAATTTATTGTTAACTATGCCAGGTGAAAGAAGATTTAACAATACTTTCGGATCTGGTTTATACAATTTATTATTCAATAATATAGGAAGTGACATATCTAAAGACATAATTATTGATGTAATTCAACGTGACGTTGATAAATTTTTGAACGGTACAACTATATTAAACGTTGAGTTATCTCAAGTTCAACCTGACAATAATAGTAAAAATTCGATATTTATAAGTATTACTTTTAGATATAACAATGCCGTGGGTAATACCGAGTTTAATTTGGAAACTAATAAAATTTAATGTCAAAGCTAATTAACAAAACATTTGATGCGAACACAAAAGATATAAACTATCTCAATAGAGATTTTACATCATTGCGTCAACAACTAATTGATTTCACCAAACAGTATTATCCACAGAGTTATAAAGATTTCAGTGAAAGTTCACCAGGTCAAATCTTTATAGATCAAGCAGCTTATGTTGGAGATGTACTTTCATATTACACAGATCAACAATTTTTTGAAAGTTACATTCAATTTGCGCAAGATCGTAGAAATATTATAAACGGTGCTAAATATCTGGGATACAAGCCTAAAGTTTCGTCTGCTTCTTCAGCTGTGGTTGACGTATTTCAATTACTGCCTTCCATTCGTACCAAAGACAATGAATATTTTCCAGACGAACGATATTGTCTAATACTACAGCCATTTTCACAGTTGTCGAGTACACCAGGAGTTAATTTCGTAATAGAAGAAAGTATAGACTTTAGTCAAGATACTAAATTCTCCCCTAGAGAAATTACAGTTTACAGTCGTGATAATACTGGCGCCCCTCAATTTTATTTAATTAAAAAGGCAACTAAAGCTTATTCCGGTACAGTAGTAAATAAACAAGTCAGTGTAACCGATCAAGTTCCATTTTATAGTACAAAATTGGATGAAACCAATGTACTTAAAATTGTAAGTGTCACTGATAGTAATAATGTTAAGTACTATGAATTTGATTACTTGGCACAAGATACTATTCCAATCGAGGTGGATAATGTTCCATTGAATAATCAGACACTATCTCAGTATAGAAGTGAAACTCCAAAAATTCTTAAGTATTTAAGAACCGAAAAAAGATTTGTTACAGTTATTGATGAAAATAATCAAACAACTTTACAATTTGGAGCAAACACTGAAAATTATGATAATACAATCGTTATCCCGAATCCTACAAATGTCGGAGTAGCATTATCAAATTTGAAGAACTTAAACATTTCACTGGATAATACAAATGTATTGAAAGAAAAGTCATATGGCGTGTCTCCATCTAACACCACACTAACAATTACGTATATTATAGGCGGCGGTTTAAATTCAAATGTTAACTCTGGAGAGATTAAGAAAATTCTAGGAATTTCTTATTTGAATGACGTAACATCATTGACCGATAGTGAAGTTATTTTGTTAAACACGATCAAAAACTCATTAAGAGTAAATAATTTAGAAGCCGCAACTGGTGGTGATGACGCTGAATCTGATGAAGAGATCAGACAAAATGCAATGTTGAATTTTTCAACGCAAAATCGTATGGTAACAGAAGACGACTTCTTGTTGAGAGTCTATGCATTGCCTGCTCAGCTTGGAAATATAGCAAAAGCATTTGTACAAAGTAATTTAACAAGAGAAGTACAATATAATGGATTGATAAACGGCGTTGTAAATACAGAAAACAATTCAACTGTAGATTTAACTCCGTTGAATCCATTAGATAGAAGAAAATTTTTACAATCTAATAGTCCATTTACGAATAATTTGTATTTGTTGGGATATGATGTAAATAAAAATTTAACACAAATAAATCCAGCTACACTTCAAAATTTAATAACTTATATTCAAAATTATAAGATATTAACCGATAAGATTAATATTATCGATGGTTATATTATTAATATCGCAGTTGAATTCAAAATAACAGTATTTAAAGGATTCAACAAGTCGGATGTGTTGAATAACTGCATACAATCTATTAAATCATTTTTCGAAATTGACAAATGGAGTTTCAATCAGCCGATTAATTTAAGTCAAATAAATTTCGAAATAATGCAAAATGAAGGCGTTCAATCCGTGAGCGATATTCTTATAAAAAACTTAACCATTGATGAGGGAAATTATTCCCCAGTTGCATATAATATCAGTATAGCAACTCAGAATAACATAGTTTATCCATCAAAAGATCCATCTGTATTTGAAGTTAAATTTCCAGATTCTGATATAAAAGGCCTTGTAGTATAATATGCACACATTTATTTATCCATCTCAAGATACCTACATAAATAATTCTTCGGAATTTATCGATAAAAATTTTGGAATCGATGAGATTTTAGAAATTTATGCATCTAATAAAGGCACGACGACTGTATATACAGATCCGAACTGGCACGAAGCTCCGATTACCGCGTCATCTTATGGTAACGAAGGTTGGTTAGCTTATACTACATCTTCTTTATTTATTTACTCTGGAAGTAAATGGTATGCTTTTAATCTTACATCTTCTGTAATACCAAATACATCATTTATTGCTAATTTTACAGGCAGATTATCTAATGTAACCACTAACCCAAAAAAACCACTTTATATTTCTGGATCTGCCAATTATGCATCTGGATCGTTTACTGGTAGTATGAATATAACTAGTTACTCATTCTTTACAGGTAGTTGGAGTACAGGTAGTTTTTCAGGTTCTGTAAGAGTTGGTAGCTTTTTTACAAAACTAAAAGTAAACACACGGACATATACAACAAGTCCGTTAACGGCATCTTTGACAGGTACAGGCAGCTTTAAAAATTTAAGAGGGAAACTATTAGGAAAATCAAATACAGGCATACCGTGTAGTTCCAGTTTTTATTCTCCGGTAACAGCTTTTAATTCAGGATCGTTTACAGGAAGTTTTAGTGGTTCGAATTCTAAGTTATATATAGAAACTTTAACATCCAGTAAATTGTATTACGCGGATGTCATAAATTTTGCTGGTTATTTTAAAGGCAAATATAGTGGATCTTTTACTCGGCCGTCTACAGCAGCATATTTGAACTACCCCGAGTTTTCTAGAACGCTTGTTAAGTTTGATATAAATGAATTGAGTAAATCTATTTCAAGCAATAATATTAGCGGATCTAATATAAAATTTACATTAAACTTAAAGTCATGTGGTGCTAGAAACTTACCGTTAAATTATAGTATTTATGCTTATCCAATAAGTCAAAGTTGGAATAATGGTAATGGTAGATATGCTGATGATGGTTCACAGTTAGGCGCTAGTTGGAACTATAAAAACTATGATGGTAATGGTATCTGGTATGGAAGTCAGATTACAAAAGAGTATCAACAGGTAGATTACTTATTAACATCGTCGTATTCAAGTGCTAGCTTTGAAAATCAAGGAGGTACTTGGTTTTATAAAGTTCCTGCTTCATACACAAACAAACCAAAGTGGATTTGTAATTCTACAAAATATCCATCATTAGTTAATGCAAGTTTAATTTGTAGTCAATCATTTAGTTACGGTAATCAAAGTGACGTTACTATGGATATAACCAAAATCGTTAGAGGTTGGTTATGCGGATGTATTCCTAATCAAGGACTTATATTGTTAAGTTCGTTGGAAATTTCAACTCCTCCATTACAACAAACTAATGGACTGTTGCAATTCTTTAGTAAAGATACAAATACAATTTATAGTCCGTATGTTGATGTAGCTTGGGACGACAGTATATTTATTACAGGAAGTTTAAAGTCCGTTACAGGATCTATTCAGAATTTAATTACACTAAACTATTTGAAGGATGCTTATAAAGCTGGTAGTTTACCTAAGATTTATGTATTTGCAAGAGATAGATATCCATTAAAGAACTTCCAAAAATCATATCAACAGCCATCAATGGTTACTCCAAAATATCTTCCTACGAGTTCCTATTATATGATTAAAGACGCTGAATCCGAAGAAGTTTTGATTGGATTTGATCAATATACAAAGTTAAGTTGTGAACCTATTTACGGAAATTATTTCAAGTTACAAACAACGGGATTACCACAAGAAAGATATTTGAAAATATTTATTAAGACTGAATATATTGACGGTACAGTAGATATAACTGATACTCAGAAAATATTTAAGATAACAAGATAATATGTCAGATATACAATTAAATTACGACATAGCTACAGATGAAGTTTCCAGTTTTAAAAATTTTGGAAACTTTACTAATAACGTTGATTCTTTTGGAAATTATCAATTAGTATTTTCGCCGGCTCAATCTGTTAATGGAAACGTTAATTACGTTAAAGTTTCATTAAAAACATTCATTTACAATGAACAAAAAATTATTGACGCAAATACAGTGGATTTTACAGAACTTCAAACTGTACAAATTGAAGAAAAACGTAATATAAATGAAGTTTTAAATCAATATAACAATCTGATTGAAGAAAATAGAATTCTAAATCAGACGGTTAACACGTTAGTTGAAAAATATGAAAATAATGATGATAAACAAGTTATCAATGCGTTGAAAACTACTATTATTTCTCTCAGAATACAGTTAGGTCAAGGATCAGTTCCATCTGATTTCAGCGACGATTTTCCGTTTTTACCACTAGTATAATATGCCATACGACTATTTAACAATTAATGAACTTGATCTTACTAACGGTATAGTAAGTGCTTCGTATCTTCCTCAAAATTTACAATCTTTATACGAACAACAAGTTTTGAATTCGGAAAACTTTTTCGGTGATACGAATGATGATATATTTGAATTAAGTATCTATAATAGCAATCAAGAACCAATTCTTTTTGACAGAATAATTCCAAAAACAACATTTAGTATTGTACAGTCAACCTATAGAGACGTTAATAATGCACAACGTTCATATAGAGTAGCAAATCCATTTACAAATTATGCTTTGTATGGCAATGAATTATTATTACACACTCAGTATGATTTTAAATTTAATGCATTAAATCCAGGTCTATATTACGCATTATATAATCCCATCCGAAACATTGCGGGAAATACTACTAATAGATTATTCATCAAAGAAATTTCTCCTAGTAGAACGGAATTAAGACTATCCTACGCATTCAATCCAAACTTGAACGAAGTTAACAGATTGGATTCTGTAAAAATTTCATCATTCGCTGATAAAAAATTTGCATTCTTACAACTGATAGATGAAATTGTTCCTATAGTAGATAGAAACCCAATAGACCAATCATTTAATGAAAATTCATCCAATTTTAATTATTTGAAATATGCACAATATCTTGGATTTAAATCGGCGGCCGAATTGCAAGAATTTATTAATTCAGTTTATGTTGGATATAATAAAATTGTTAATCTTTCCAATGATCCAGATTCCGTAATTAATCAAAATGTAAAATTTTCAGGTATAGCTGAACAAATAAAGAATTTTGTTTATAGCTATAATAATGTCGAGTTTTCATATAATGAAATTTTGGAAGCGATTTCTTTAATAACTTTTAAAGTCAGTCAAGATGCAATCTTACAAAGAACGACATTAACAGATGACGACTTGGTAGAAACGGTAAACGTATTTGTACAAATTGTATATAAGTACTGGTTAGAACCAAAGATAGGCGAACTTTTAAATAATTATAGTCAAAAGTTTTATGGTTATTATAAAAATGCATTGAATTTTGATGGTGGTAATTTAGTTAAAATATTAACACATACAAGTTATTTAAATACAGTTGATGGGCGTATAAATGTTCAAATTAAATTAGATAGTCCGCTTCCATCACAATACACTTTAAAAGACACATGTTGGATTTCCAATATTTCATTATTACCTTTATATTTTAAAGTTAATCTTTACACGGCACCAGTTTCACGAAAAGTTTATTTAAATGGTGTTAATTTTACAGTAGTAACCCCGTCTGTAAATCCAACAAACGATAGATTTAAATCTTTAGATAACAATACATTATTTGCTGCTAAGACACGTGTTCAACAAAAAATAAATGATTTACTAATTAATTATACCGATTTTAGTAATTTTATAAATTTTTCATCGGCTGAATTAAGATCAAAAATAGCTAAAAGTAAAATTTCTAAATACGGTTCTTATGAGACTTCCAAGAATCAAATTAAAAATCAAACTTCGTCATCATCTAATATTTCAATATCGGCATCATATTCCAATGATATAACCAGAATTATCGATGAACAGATATTATTATTGGATAGTTTTGACGAATACGAATCTTATTTATTTTATTCTACATCCAGTATAGATCAAAAAATAGAAGATGGTATAAGCTTTGACAAAAGTAATTACAATTCCCTATTTTATCAATTGCCTGAATATATTAAAACGGATGAATCAAACGCTGATTATATAAAGTTCACTGCTATGACTGGTCATTTCTTTGATAACATTTTAGTATTTATTAAGAAGTTTCCAAAATCATATCCTATTAATTGGGATGATAACAATAGTTATCCAAAAAATTATATAGAAGAACTTTTAAATAATTTTAACTGGGATGTAACTAATTTTAAATTTAATAAAAGTGATGTAACTCAATTATTGTTTAATAACACACAGATGACCGGAAGTTTATCATCGTCTTACTTTGATTATGCTAAGTCTATATTCAACAGAATAACAAATAATCTAAATTATATATACAAAACTAAAGGTACATCCACATCATTTAATTTGATTCGTTCAATTTTCGGAATATCTTCTGATTTAATAAATGTAGTCGAATATAGTAGCCCAAATGTGTTGATAAACAAACAATCATATTATGAGTTTGATGATATAATTTACGCTACTAAATATGAAGACAATCAATTTGTAAAATTCAATTTTACGGGAAGCGAATATAAATATTTTGCAACACAACAATACACTAGTGGAAGTGCGTATCCACCAACTCAATTAACTAGATCAATAATCGAAGAATTTACAGGAGTTTCAACTGTAGAACTGTCTTTCCGATCAAATGAATGGAATAAATACAATTATAAAGATAAGATTCCGTTGATTAAAAAAACAAGATCTAATAAATTAGATTGGCAAATTTATTTGTATAAGACAAAACAAAGAGAATCAGCAAAGTTAGTCTTTGAAATGTGTCCTATTGGTTCTACAATAATCACGTCTAGTGTAGAAAGCATCGAAATGCCTTATTTTAATGGCGATTTTTATACACTAATGTTGAGAAAGCAACCAAATGAAAATATTAGATTTGATTCTTTACCTGTTATATCGCAATTATATAATCAAACTCAATCGTTAACTTCATCCGCAGCGGATAAATATGTACCACATACATATACTTTAAGTGTTAATCAATATTACGGAAGTTTATTGAATTTTACAGATAAAAAAACCAAAACAATATTGTATGATCAAAATCAATATTTCTCGTCTGGAAGTTATTATGTAGGAAACTTTTCATCGTCAATGCAGTTCTATGGAAATATTGATAAAATTAAAGTACAAAAATATGCATTAAGTGATGACGATTTCCAAGAACACTCTTATAACTTAAATTCTATTTCTATCACGGAAAAGTCGTTGGTATATGAAAATATGTATTATTTATGGAGTTTTGATACTCCTGTAAATTTATATGGTAATCCAGCTAGTGTTCCTAATCAGAATAACAGATATAATAGTAAATTTTACACTTATAATTTTAATCAAAATACCATACAACGAGGAGCACCATATTGCGATTCAATATCAGCCGATATTTTCCCATATCAATTTGAGAAATTTAATGTCAAACAGTCTACAAACTCAAACAGATTTGGCCCAAATTACAAATTTAATGCTAATATTAATAAAATTTCTCAAATTGTAAGTTCTAATTTATTGCCATATGAATATTCCACATACACAAATGATATTATTGGTAGTGATTCTAATTTAGTTGGATATTATATTTCGCCATATAGATACTTAAATGAAAATATAGAAGACTTTTTAGGAAAAGAAGGCATATCTGATATTATCGGTGATCCTAAATATTTGACATCGAGAAATTATCCTGAATTAAAACTAAGACAGACCGAATTTGCAGCTTCAAATAAGAAATATATATACCCACAAGAATATTATAGTACTTATAAATTTTACATTGATTTTTCTATATTTGATTTTGTTAAAAAATTAACACCAAGTCGTGCTACTTTAAAGACCGGTTTGTTATTAGAACCTTCAATATTCGAACGTGTAAAATTTAATTATAAAGACGCTACATTTTTACCGATAGACGCAAATACAACATCAAGTTTAATGTCTTATGAAATTAAACCAACATTCTTATCATCATTGATAGATACAGTTAATTCCTCAAGCAATACAGTAATAAACATTGAATCTGTAAATGGAATTGATACGGATCGTGATACATATAATTTTTCAAGATTTGAAATTAAAGATAGAGTTGATGACAGAGATTTTATATTTGTTAAATATGGAAAATATATATTTGTAGATAAGAATGGATATAATGTACGAAATACAATAAATTATTCTGAGAATGATTATTATCAGTCTCACAATAATACAGGATCTATTGTAACATTTACGTCAAGTTACTACACGATACAGACGATTGGATCTGGATCTGGTAATTTAAACAATCAAATTACAGGTAGTAAATCTCTTAAGAATATTTACTATGGAGATATGAATAGTGGTTATTCACAAAGACATTTAAGTAAATTTGTCCGAGTCGGTAGTAGATTAAAATGTCAAGCTATTTCAGGATCATATTATACTGTAAAAAATGGAGTAAAAACTTTATCTTCTGGTAAAGTGTCATACTATACTTATACAAAAGGTAAAAATGATTTTACTACAACCGTAAATCGAAAAGGATTACCAAATGGATCTTCTCCTATTATAACGATACCTGGATACTTGGCGGTTGATATGGAAAGTGATAATTTCCCTAAATATGGGATACTAACTGGTTCAATTGACTCGCCAAATAGTCTGTTTATACAACAACCATTAACATGCTCCACATGTGCAAGTGCTAGTATGAACATGTACATTATGAATTTATAATATAATTTTTGATTAAAAACTAAAAACACTTGATAATTATTTACATATGGCATACCTTAATAACAACGTTCTGACTGTTAACGCGATACTGACAAAAAAAGGTCGAGAAGTATTAGCAAAAACAGGTGGATTGAACATTACAGCTTTCGCTTTAGCTGATGACGAAATTGATTATACTCAATTTAATCCAACTCACCCACTAGGCAGTGCTTATTACGATATAGCTATTCGTAACACTCCAATTATGGAACCCATTACGGATGAATCACAGACAATGAAATATAAGTTGGTCACTTTGAATGATGGCGTTACATCGGTACCAACTATTAGTATTGCTCCGCCATTGATTTCTGTGCCACGTACTTATTCAGCTGCAATTGACATTATCCCAAATACAAGTCCAGTTTATAATGTGACATTGGGATATACAGCAATTTTGACCAATAAAAATGTTGGCACTTTAGTAGTCACTGAAACCAATAGTTTGAATTCTACATCCGCGACGATTCCATCATTCACAGGTGATCTAGCATCACAATCTTCACAAGTCGTTATAGGTAATAAGTTTAGATTTATTCCAAATGGTTCTTTGTCTAAGACAACAACAACTAATATTACTATCATTGGCAATGAAAGTGGTGGAAGTACTTCAATCAATGTAACTGTCAGTGTTTCTACCACAAATTAATAATATATGATATTCACACCATTTACTCCAGACGACGTAGTAGCAGGAAGAATTAACCAGGTATCATCGGGCATGTTTGGTACTGGTAGTTTGACAGTAGCACAATCATCATTTGTAACTTCATCCGCCCAAGCAAACGTCATGACAGGATCTGGTCCATTTGACGTAAGAAATGCACAATATTATATTGATATATATAGTGGAGGCGATCAATATTTTGCCGCTGCTTATGGAGATTATTATAATTCAGGTAGTAGTTATTTTGATTGGTCGGGTCAATCTTCAGCATCCGTGTATACAAACGAAACTAAAATTATATATACACAATATAAAAACACACTTTTACAACCAGGCGATACATTCTTTAGCTTTGCGTCTGGCAGTGTTGATTCACCAACCGACAGTTCCGCAATCTTTGTACTAAACTATGTAGCTGATAAATTCCAAGATCAAATTGATCCAGGCCAAATTCAATTAAATTTCACTGGCGCTTTAGGTCAATTCTCATATATCGACGATTCCCAAGTTATTAATACACAACAAAATGTTTATAACTTGATTTCAGGATCTATTATTAACGGAGTTCCAACTCCATACACTAAAGGTGGAACCGTATCCGCTGTTTATGGCGGAATCGGTTTATTTTATCCTACAAATGGAGTAGTTATATTGAACGCATTAAAGTTAGATGCAAAAGTTGGTATTACCGGAAATCCTCCGGAAATTACTAGTACTAGAAATTCAAATCAAAATTCAACTAACTGGAAGAGTTATTGGAGAAATTGGATACGTAAATTCTATTTGAGTATAAAAAATTCAAATAAGAATATGGCGATTCGCAAATCAGAATTTGTACCATCTACCAATTACTTCATCAGAGTAAAAAATAAAGAATTCAATTACAGTAACAATCCAACATTTGTATCAGATGGTACTGACGGTCAAACTAAAGGTACTATTATATATCCAGCACTTATTAGTAATCCTCGTACTTATATTACCACAATTGGATTATATGATTCTAATAACGAACTATTAGCTGTAGGTAAACTAAGTAGACCTACACAAAAATCATTTGATAATGAATTGTTGATTAAGTGTCGTATTGATTTTTAATCTAAATACTTTTAAATCTTCCTATTTATATTGGGATGATTAAATTTCTCAAAAATCAAGACATACAAGTTACTACATTTTCGGTAGCAAAGACTAAAGTCGCTAATAACATCTTTTCTGATTTGTTACTACTAAGTGATGGTACGTATAATTTCCCATTGGTGATTCCCATAGCCGAATGTGATTATAATTTTAATTATTTAGATACAGGATCATTTGCTACGGTTAACAATGATAGTTGTACGTCATCATTAATTAATTCTAATGGTTTCTTGGCTTGTTCTCCGATAAAAGATCCAAATAATCCACTGTTTCAACTTGGGTTAAAGATTCCAACTGGATCAGTATTTTATCCAGTCGATAATATTCATTATAATGATGAAACTAATCCAATCAATTTAGATGGCACTTATCAAGGACAGGTTTATAATACGATAAAAAACATGTATTATAATAATTATAATAACTCATATAATATTTTTGGATTTGATGGATATGATACATCTAAAGCTAAGTTAAATTTGGATGATAAATTTATAAGTTATACATTAAATGTGACACAGAGTGGTGACAAAATTAGTCCTTTTAGTGTAGTAATTAATAATCAAACAGGTGATATAGTTGGTAATATTTTAGACGATGGTATAAACAATTTATATTTGTCCGGATCATATTTTATTAGTGATTTTGAAGTTTATACAACTGATACTAATAGCGTAGTTAATTATGGAATAACAGGTTTAGGACAATATTTGTATTATGGGTCGATATCTACATAAGTATATAGAGTATGAATTTGGAAAATATATATAATCAGAATTATGGTAGTGTAGTAGTGACCAATGGCAATCTTGTCGCTATAGGAAATCCACCGTCTGACACATACACATCATGCGAAGGCTTTAGTAAAGTTGGTCAGGTTTTTTTGATTAAAAAAGACAGTTTTAAAACAAATTACTCGGTTTCTAAAATATTAAAGAAAACGATTTTTCCAGAAAATGGAAATTTAGCGACTTACTACACAGAACAAAGTTCCAGCGCTGCATTAACAGCTTCTCTGATAATTGAAAGTGGTTCTGTAAATGATTCTTTATCAAATTGCAATTTCATTATCGTAGAAGCCGACAATATAAAAGTAAATCAATCCAATTATGGATCGGCCATTGATTTATCTACATATTTTTTGGCAGTGGGAGACACATCAGTGTCATCAAGTTATTATCTAGGACATACAAATAATTTCGCCTGTGTAGATATATTCAAAATTAATCCAAACTATACGTTTGATAATACAAAAGGTATTATTCCTAGTTCTGCGGGGAACTCTATATCCGTCGATCAATACAATATAAGCGATATTCCAATTTGTTCTATTACAGGATCCATTTTAAAAAAATTTGGTAGTTCTGTATCCATTACCAATAACTACTTAGCAGTTGGATCGCCTAATTACAACAACGGTCGAGGAGCTGTTTATATATATAAATATACAGATGCTGATTGTACCTATTCTTTTCAACAAATATTAACGTGTAGTGTTATTAACTACCCACATCAATATGGGTTTGGGTATTCAATTTCTTTAGATAAAAAAACTGAAGAAACATTGGTAGTTGGAAGCAATCAACTATCTCAATCCAATGTTTATTTATTTTTTAATTCTGGATCTTTAAATAATTGGAAATTAAGTCAGGTATTATCTCAAAATACAAGTTCACAATATTATACTATTCAAAATACGAACTTTGAATTAATTCCAAGTGGAAGTCAAATTAATACTAGATATGGATATGCGGTATCATTATATGATACAACTCTAGCTGTAGGCGCCCCAAATGATTTGGTTTATTGGGAGTACTCTGGATCGAAAACTTTAAGACAACGTGGATCTGTTTATGTATATAATAATCAACAGTGTCCAGCTGACGTTAATTGTGGATTTCAACTTATAACAAAATTGTATGGAGACGATGTAACATTTAAAGATAATTTATTTGGATATTCTGTATCTACTTTTGATAAAAAAATATTAATTGGTTCTCCAAAACCATATTTCCCATTTAGTTCATTATTCATTTCCAGTTCGATAAATTATTATGATTTAACTTTCAATCAGTATGATTTCGGAGAATCTACGTATTGCGGACAAACGCTACTTTACGTAGTGACAGGATCTGTAGTAAGACAGATGACTACGGATCCTATATCTAAAAGAAAAGAAATTGGCAAACCATTTACAGCTTATGGATATTCAGTATCTTTATCAGATACAAATTTAGTAATAGGAGCTCCTATTCCACTAAATGAAGACTTTTATTTATCAGCTCCATTAATAACTGAATCTGGAAGTGTGTTGAATGGATATCGTCTTACATCATCATATCAAAGTGAAGATTGTATTATAACATCTAGTTTTGTGTATCTACAGATGGAAGATTGTCTAAGTTGTAATGGCGGACCCATTTCAGGTGCTTTTTCAGGTGCATGCGACAATTTGATAGTGTTTGCTGATGAACAAGGTGAATACGCATATGCAGCTAGTAAAATATTTGGAAAATCATACATTTATAATATGTCCGATTTACAAACAAATTTTAATGTCGGTAATATATTTTATAACACTAATAAGTTAATAATTAATAATACAGGCAGTGTGTTAAATAATCTAACGCTTGATCCAACAGATTTTAATAACACGTACTTATACATGAAATATAACAGTCAAATAACATTGCATGAAAAACAATATATTTGTACTATAGAGCCAGGAGAATTTAATGTATCTACTAATCCAACCGCAATTACATCATCTATGTTTGATTATGGAGTGATTAATACAGATATTTTTAATTTTGATAATTTAGATATAATCTTAAGATATATTAATACCCGAATTACAGTTAATAATTCTGAGAAATGGTGGGATAATTTTGTATCAGGTGATATAGATGAGTCTATATTTAATTTTTATAGTTCATCTTATTATGACTACGAATCAAATAGATTGACAAATGAGTTAAAATCTAAATGTAGTTCTTTAAATTTCGATGTTAATGGTGATGGCACAGCTAATTATCAAGATGGATCGGCCATATGGAAATATTTTATTCAAGATTTTACAATAAACAATTATCAGAATTATTTGAATCCAAGATCACGCCGTAATAATTACGATGATATGATTTCGTTCTTGAATGAAAAAACAGGAAAATCAAACAAAAAATTAGTAAAACAAGAATTCTTTGGATATAACTATAGTAGTTCATTGGATCCCACTGGATCATATCTAGCGCCGTACATTACAACAGTTGGATTATATAGTGGTGCCGAATTGGTTGCTATAGCTAAATTAGCACAACCAATTAAAAATACCGGTGAAATTCCTATTAATATTGTGATTAAATGGGATACTTAATTATATTTATTATATAAATAGACTCGTATGGCAACAGACTCAAAAATTAATCGTGAATCTCTAAAAATGGGATTGGCCGGTAGATATAAATCCGGACAAAAAGCCGGAGGTGCTTTTGATGCATATCGATCTACGTCTAATACAATGTTAGATGCTGGAAATGGTAGTATTCAATCTACATTGTCAACAATTAATCCTGGTTTTCAAGCAGTCGGTCCATATCCGGAGAGACCCAAAGAAAATTTCAATGAAAAATATTTGAATTACAGTGATAATACCTCAAATGGTCCAGTATTAACTACAGGCGTTAATAAAATTTCCACTAACTGGAATGGTCAGGCTTCTTTGCAAGATGCATTATATACTAAAGATCCTGGGTTTAGATTACAAACCCCATTAGGTGTAAGTCAATTTAAAGATGTAGGAGATCAGAGATCTTTAGAACTTTCACGATTCGTTAAAGGTTTTAATAGTAACAAATATACTGACGGTTCATTCCGCCGTTAATATATATTCTAAATGGTTATATTAGGATTGGATTCATCTACATCTACAACTGGTTGGTCTTTCTGTGAAAACGGAAAGATTCTTTCTGCTGGTTTCGTAGACACTAAAAAATTAGAAACAACTAAAGAAAAAACGTTTTGTGTTATTTCGAGTCTTGAAAAGACGAAAGAGATTAAAAGATTTGATGAAATTAATCTTGAAGCCGCATTAAGCGGATTCGCTGGAGGTTTTACTAGTCAACAAGTTATTATCACATTAGCTAGACACAATGCTGTTTTTGCGTATATTATAGAAGAACATTTTAAAAAGAAAGTTAATTTGCTATCTGTTAATACGATACGAAAACAATTATTTGGTAAATGTAGAATAAAAGGAATCAAATCAAAAGATTTTGTTAGACAAGAACTTGAATCACTTGTGCCTGATGTTATAAAGTTTACTACACAAAATAAAAAAGGAAATTGGGACGAACGTAATAGTGATATGTACGACGCTGTGGTAGCTAGTTTATATAAAAAATAAATGTCTTGATTTAATTTAATTCATCTGTTACTCTAGAATGAGATGATCAATAGTTCGGTTATAGAAACACTTTCAAAGTTGTTTAAGCAAAAACCACATATTCAAAAAGGTGGGACTGAAATACTTGTGTTTTGTACAAACTGTCAACATCACAAACGCAAATTAAATATCAACACTATCACTGGATATTACCAATGTTGGGTATGTGGCTTTAGTGGTAAAAGTTTTTCTTCACTTCTTAAAAAATTAAAAGCTTCGGCTGAGTACTATCAGATCTTATGTAAAAATAAAGTCAGAACAAGTTATGTCTCTGACGAGAAAAAGACACTAACTTTACCAAGTGAATTTAAACCACTATACAAATCTTCAAACGACGTTGGTTATAAACACGCACTTAACTATTGTTTAAAAAGAAATCTAAATGTGCATGAAATTGTTCGTTATAATATTGGTTATTGTACAGAAGGCACATTCGCAAATAGAGTAATTATTCCGTCATATGATAAAGATGGAAATTTAAATTTCTATTGTGGTAGAGACTTTTACAATGGGTATCTAAAGTATAGATTGTGTGATGGAAGCAAAGACATCATAGGATTTGAATTATTTACAGATTTTACAAAACCCATTACAATCGTAGAGGGACCATTTGACGCGCTTTCGGTAAAGTACAATACGGTACCTTTATTTGGAAAGACTATGTCTAGAAAACTTAAAATGAAATTGTTGGAATATAGACCGCCATATGTAAATGTTTTATTGGATAACGATGCTTTAGGATCCAGTTTGAAAATATGTGATTTTTTAATTTCTAATGATATTGAATCACGTCTAATTTTATTAGATGGAAAAGATCCGAATGAAATAGGACATATAAAAACTTGGCAAACCATCAGCTGTGGTGTTAGAATGGATGAAAGTGTATTATACAGATATAAATTAATAAATAAACTATGATCGTATTAAAAAATACCGACGATAAAATCAATTGTGTGATGCATGTTGCGGATATTCACATTCGTTTGACAAAACGACATGATGAATATACATCTGTATTTGAAAAGTTCTATACTGCTTTGGATAAAGCTAAGACTCTAAATGCAATCTTGGTTATTGCAGGCGACATTTTTCATAATAAATCAGATTTAAGTCCTGAGTGTGTTAAAATCGGAGGTGACTTTCTAAAAAGTTGCGCTGATCGTGTTCCTGTGATTTTAACGGCGGGTAATCACGATGCAACGTTAGCAAACAAGGCAAGATTGGACTGTTTAACTCCAATCGTACAAGCACTTAATCATCCAAATCTTTATTATCTAAAAAATACTGAAGTCTATCGTTATCAAAATATACTATTTAACAATTTTAGCGTATTTGACGATTCAGACAAATATATTCGTTATGAAGACATTCCGTCTAAATATCGTGTAGAAACAGACCATCATATTGCATTATTCCATGGTCCGGTTAATAATGCTGTTACAGATGTTGGATACACCGTTAGTAATCGTGCTATTACAAATGAATTGTTTGATGGACATCACATTGCAATGTTAGGTGATATCCATAAACATCAGATTCTACAAGAATATGATGAAAGTGAAAGTAAGCCGATAATCGTATATGCAGGTTCTATGATTCAACAGAATCATGGCGAAGAACTTAAAGGACACGGATTCTTGATGTGGGATCTGAAACGAAAAGTCTATAAACATTATGAGTTGAAAAATGATTATGGCTTTTATACAATCGAAATTAATAAAGGTAAATTAATCACTGATATTACAGACATTCCAAAGAAAGTTCGTATTCGTACACTTTGTTGTGAATCTATTCCATCTCAGGTCAAAGAGATCATCAATGAAGTAAAAAATAAGTGTGAAATTATCGAAACCACATTTAATCGAATCGATGAACCATCACATGATTTGATGTTGAAATCGGGTCAGATATTTGAGATTCATAACATTTTCGACGTTGATTATCAGAACAAACTAATAGAAGAAAATCTTCTATCTAAGAATGTTTCTGCAGAACTAATTTATAAGGTTAAAGAGTTAAATAAAATTATCAATCTAGAAATACCAAAGGATAAAGCTCCGAAGAATATTCGCTGGAAACCAAAAGTATTTGAATTTGATAATATGTTTAGTTACGGTGAAGGCAATTATATTGATTTTACCAAACTCAAGGGTACTATCGGATTATTTGCACCAAATGCTAGTGGTAAATCGAGTATTATGGATGCGTTAGCATTTTGTGTATTTGATAAATTTAGCAAGGGATATAAAGCTGTACACGTATTGAATACTCAGAAAATGAGTTTCCGATGTAAGTTTAACTTTGAGGTAAACGGAGTTGATTATTTTATAGAACGGGAGGGTAAAGCTGACAAAAAAGGAAATGTTAAAGTAGAGGTCAAGTTCTATAAGATGGATAATGGAAATGAATCTCCTTTGAACGGGGAAGCTCGGCGTAGTACCAATGACATCATTAGAGATTATGTTGGTACATATGAAGACTTTATTCTTACTGTACTGAGTATTCAGAACAGCAAGGCTGGGTCATTTATCGACTTGGGTCAAACAGAACGCAAAGATTTGTTGTGTCAGTTCATGGGTCTAACAGTATTCGATCAGTTGTATACTATTTCAAATGATAAGTTTAAAGAAACAAATACATTACTTAAGAATATTAGTAAAGACCAATTAATTGATGATTTACAAAACGTCTCTGGTAGCATTGATCTGAATAATCAAAATATATCACGTTATAATAGTGACATCAAAGATCTTGAAGTCAAAAAAGAAGAACATAATAATAATCTTCTAGAATTATCCAACAATATTATTAGAACCGCAACTTTTGATTTTGATATAGTCAAGTTGGAATCCGAAAAGACTAAATTAGACGCAAATATTAATACGTTTGAAACTGATATAAGTGAGAAGAAATCTAAATTTTCAACGAATGAAACGCAACTTTTTGATTTATCGTCTTCACTAAAGAGTTGTGAAAATATAGAAAATGATTACGATCAGTATAAAATCTGTAAAGAAGAAGAGTCTAAAAAGTCTTCTGAAATAGAAAAATTAAAAGCAATAGTTAAGAATAAAATTGATAAGCTAAAGAAGTTAGAGGAACATAAGTACGATCCTAATTGTACATACTGCGTTAATAATGTATTTGTTAAAGATGCAATTAAAACAAAAGAAGAAATTGAACTTGATAAAAGTAAAGGTAAAATTTTAGTTGAACAGTATAATATTTCTAAAAATAAACTTGATTCATTCGGGGATATTGAAGCTCGTTATAAAGAATGTCAACGTGTTAATAGTGAAAAAGTTAAATTGGAAAAAAACAAAGAAATTTTATCAACGTCAATACTACGTGATGAAAATTTCAAAATCAAACTGCAAAATGATTTGAATGGAGTAATTCAAAATATTGATACATTTTATAAGAACAGAGATATTATTGAAAACAACGCCAAATTGATTGTTAGTGTAAATGAAGTAAAAACGACCATTAAAAACATCGAATCAGATATTAAATCGGTAAATAATAAATTGTTTAACGCTTCTACTGAAAAAGGTAAGTTGGAATTGCAGTATAAAAATACTACAGATCAACTAAATAATGTTAAAGAATTGGAATCTTCATATGAAGCTTATAAGTTATATACTAATATTATTAGCCGGGATGGGATTCCATATGAAATTATAACTAGAACATTACCTGAAATAGAAAAAGAAGTTAATAACATTTTACAACAAATTGTTGAATTCTCTATCACTCTACAGACCGACGGTAAGAACATTATGACTAATATTGTTTATGACGACAGACGCTGGCCATTAGAAATGGCTAGTGGTATGGAAAAATTTGTTAGTGGTTTGGCTATTAGAGTAGCACTGATTAACATTAGTAATCTACCAAGACCAAATATTATTTGTATCGACGAAGGATTTGGTTGCGCTGACAGTGATCATTTGGGTCAAATGGGAGCTTTGTTTAGTTATCTGAAACATCAATTTGATTTTATTTGGGTAATCAGTCATTTGGATCAAATGCGTGATATGGTAGATGAACAAATCGAAATAAAAAAAGATAATGGATTTAGCAAAGTAGTATATAAATAAGAGATTCTATGAAAATATTATTTATAACGCCACATTTATCTACAGGTGGGGGGCCACAATATCTATTAAAAAAAATAATGGAATTAAATTCCGATCATGATGTTTATTGTGTAGAGTATACAGATATAACAGGAGGGGTTTTAGTCGTGCAAAGAACTCAAATACAAAGTTTGTTAAAAGAAAAATTGATAACTTTATATGAAGATAAATTTGAATTAATAAAACACATTCAGACTATAAACCCCGATGTAATTCACTTTGAGGAGTTACCTGAATACTTTTGCGATAAGCTACTCGCACATCAAGTTTATAATCCTAATAGGACTTATAAAATTATAGAAACATCACATGATAGTAGTTTTAATCCAAATAATAAATGTTTTTTCCCAGATGGATTTGCGTTGATAAGTGAATATCAACGAAGAATATTTGCTTGTTTGAATATTCCAATGTCAATTGTGGAATATCCAATTGTATATAGAAAAAAAAGTGACAGAGAATCAGCTCTAAAAGATCTAAATTTGGATCCTAGAAAAACTCATTTTCTGAATGTAGGATTGTTTACTTCTAGAAAAAATCAATCAGAAATCATTGAATATGCAAAATATTTACTAAACGAAAACATTCAATTTCATTTTGTGGGCAATCAAGCTGAGAATTTTAAATATTATTGGGAACCTTTAATGAAACAGTTTCCATATAATTGTAAATGGTGGGGCGAACGTAAAGACGTAGATACGTTCTATAATGCCATGGATGTTTTTTTGTTTACATCTAGAGGTACAGCTAATGATAAAGAAACAAGTCCATTGGTTATTAGAGAAGCTATTGGATGGGATTTACCACTTTTGATGTATAATCTACCTGTATACTGTGGTATGTATGATAAATATAAAAATGTTACTTGGTTAGAAAATGACGTTGTTGAAAATCTAGATAAAATAAAATCTTTTGTCCTCAACAAAGAACCAATACCAAAAGAACTATTTGATATATCATTTAACGAAGAGAATAATAAATTGGATATTATTTACAACGGATTAGATACATTAAGTGATGTTTTTTTTACTGTAAAAGATCGTGATTCCAAAACTTGTATTTATTCTTTCGGATGTAAAATTTTGAATTCTAACATTTCGTTCTGGATTATACCTCTGCCTAAACAACATTTTGATTTTAAAAATGACAGTAATTTTAGTGGATTTCTGTTACAGACATTTATAAAAAATAAGACAGAGAAGATTTACGAAAAAGAAATAATATTAAAAAATATAGATATTAAAAAACCCGTTCTCGAATTTTCCGATGAAGATCCAATATTCGTTAATTACAATGAGTTTTTCGTAGATAAAATCTATGACAAACTTAATCTTAAAAACTTAAATATTTGTTTTGATATAGGCGCTAATGTCGGGTTATTTACAAAGTATTTGAAACTCAATAATTGTAATAAAATTTTTTGTTTTGAACCGAATAAGACGGCTTTCAATTCTTTGCAAAAAAATTTAAAAGTCGAAAGTGAGGTGGGATTGTTTAATTTAGCTGTCTCCCATAACAATGAACCATTAAGATTATATATCGATGATAATAACAGCTTAATTAGTTCAGCACACGATATAAAAAATAACTATTATGACGTAGAGACGATTACTTTAAAAGATATATTTGATCAAAACAAAATACAAAAAGTAGATTTTGTAAAAATAGATATAGAGGGAATGGAATTCGATTTAATTGAAAATTTAGAAGATTCAATATTTCAAAAAATTGATAAATTTTTAATAGAGTACCATGATTTTTATTTTACAGATGGATCTCAAAAATTAGAAAAGTTAAAAAACAAGCTTAATCTTATGG